CCCCAAAGGGCTTCCCTGACAGCGAAGAATCGTGATTGGGACAGTGTCTCCGTCAGGTTCTGCACTCCGAAAGGAGGTGAGTAGTAATGACTACTGACCTTGTGACCAGGAGCGGTTCGATGCTGTTTGATTTGATCTCTACACTTGAGCCCCGGGTACGTCCCTTAAGGGCATGGTACCTAGAGTCACTACTCCCCACAATTGGGAAGTGGTATCTAAGTGAAGGGGACCAAGGAATCAAGAGAGGTAAAGAGATGCTCGGAAGAGCATGGTTGGAGATCCTAGGTGAGGACCCTGGGCCAGCAATGGCCTTTGTGAAATCATCTGGTGATAAATCCACACCTACTCTTGTTCTGCCATTAGTTCGAAGGATATTGTCCTTGACAAAGGACCATAGACTTCTATCTGCTGCTCTCACGATCTGTAGATCTACGGATCTATGGACCGCTAAAGGCAACTTGGCATCTGTTGTGAAACAGGTACAAGTGATTGCTGACTCCCGATTACCATCGGGGGCTAAGCACATGGTGGATGAGTTTATCCAATTCTGCCATGAATTTCTATCATCCGCTCCCAGCTCAGATTTTCGTAGAGCCTATAAGGATTTCCTTCGGTTCCACGATGCTGAACAATCCGAAAGGATTGTCGGTGAATTATTTTCGGTGAAGTCGGGACCAAATGGTCCCCTCACCCCAAATGCTCACCTGGATTGGTGTACCCTGCATGAGGCTAAAACCTCAAAGGGTACAACCCTGCTGGAAGAGATTCGAAACCTCGAGTCAGAGCTGTGTAAATCAGCTTTTGGCCCTATTTCCCTTGAATCATGGGATTCTTGGGAAGAATTCTCACCATCAGACATCTCAGGGGGAAAGGAATATTCCAAATACCCCGGTAAGATCTCTATAATCAGGGAGAAGTCTGGTAAGGTCAGGTTAGTAGCGTCTCCGGACTATTATAGCCAAAAGACGCTTAAGCCAATCCATGATTGGTTAATGGCCCTGTTGAGGACCATACCCATGGATTGTACCTTTGACCAAAGGGCTGCCGTACCTAAAATAGGTAAATGGCAAGACTCTGGTCGAACTGTTTACTCATTCGATCAGTCCTCTTGTACAGATCTATTTCCAATGGTATGTCAACTACCTATATTGTCAGCGAGATTCGGCGAACCCATCGCAGAAGCTGTCCGCACAGTAATGTGCGACCGGGAATGGGAGATAAAACTCAAACCCGGACGGACAAAAGTTGTGACTTGGGGTGTCGGTCAACCTATGGGACTTTATGCCTCTTGGCCTCTAATGGCCCTAGCGCACCACCTCCTTGTCCAATTCTCCTACTGGAGAACGTCCAAAGGGCGGAAGTCCAAGGATGTATTCAGGGATTACGTCATCTGTGGTGATGATATCGTAATCGGATCCAAGTCCGTTGCGGAATCATACCTCAAGGTCGTTAAGACTCTTGGCATGAAGGTCAACTTGACAAAGTCTCACATCTCGGGCGGGAAGACTTGGATCGACCCGGTCTCCGAGTTTGCGAAGATTACCATATGGAAAGGTAAGCCTCTGTTTCCGATCCGACCTAATATGGTTTTGAGATCGATGCAAGACTGGAGGTACGCTGTCCCTCTAATTCTAGAGCTGTCACAGCTTGATGGATGGAAGCCTAAGCTTTCATTCTTCAAGAAGATAGTTATTAGATATTACCCGACAAAGCAGAAATACCTTCTGCCTCTCCTGACGATACCCAGATTTCTGGGCGGAATCGGATTAAGAGATAGTACTAAACTCCATGACAAATTCATGAAGTTGCGCGACGGTGAAATCCACCCTTGGCTTTACTACCTTGGGAGGAAGATCCGTACTGAGCGTGTTCTGGAGAACAAGCTAGGACGTTTCGATTTCAGCGAGGCATTGCCACCCAGGGCCCTTAGAGAACATCCATTAGTGATGGTCACAGAGGCTATGGGATCTAGGAGGAGACGTTTCTCCATTCCTAGGACCCCTCTGGGATCTCTACCGGTCACCGCAGAATGGTGTAAAGTCATTCTGGAAGTCGGATGTAGCCAATTTCCTGAGTTAGGTATCATGGATGACTTGATCAAGGTCAGCCCATGTCCCATTTGGGATCCTTACTCGGAGAAGAAGCAGTTGTCATCTTTGGCAGCCTGGGAGGAAACTCTCAGGAAACCTCATTTCTGGCCAAAACCAGACAGGGATTCACAGGCAGATCCTAATAAGGATACCGCCTTCCCTGATGACCCCTGGTCTTCAGACTACTTAGGTGCGGAGGCACAATATGCCTTCGTGACCCGTATCATGACCGCCTTAAGATTCGAAAATCCTTTTCGGGATGTGAATCCTGATAGGTAGTCGGAGCTCGAGCGTGATCCA